AATTTACCGATTGTCCAATTGCTGAAAATCACCCCCTCGGCACGATTCAACCAACCCCCGAGGATTTGATGTTGATACTTATCAGGTCTTCTTTCCTTAATCGTTTCTATTTGCGATAAGAATGATTCTGATAGATTATGTATATTATCAAAGTAAGTTGTATGTATGTACGTTGTATCTCCTTTAATCGTATTCGCACCACCTTCAATTCCTTTACCCTCAAAGAATCGTTGGTATATGAAGTGTTCTTTGGTGGCAGGATTTAGGATTAAAATAACCCTATTCTGTTTAGTCTTGTGACGAATGGATAAATCAATTTTATCAAATGTATCTTCGTCTGTTAATTCTTCCGCTTCATCGAGTACCCAAGTAGTAACTCCTTGCAATGATTTAAGATTAGCCGTTTGTGTTCCGCTGCTCGTTTTTATACCCTTAAATATAATCTTACTACCTGTATTAATATTAACTATCTCATCCTTTGTAACTGCAAAATCGTTAGCCATTCCAAGTAGTTCAATCTTCTCTATAAACTCAGGTATAATACTAATGCTTGCCGATACTAACGTATAACGTGTAAATAGAATTATATGCCCTGATTCCCTTGTAAGTAAACTTAAGAATGTAGTTATGCTAAACGACTTCGAACTACCTCGTCCGCCAGTTATTATAAAGTACCTCGAATCAGAACCTAAATTATCGTACTTATTACTTATCGTTACCAACTTTGAAATAGTCTTTTATATTGAAATCGTTTACATTTAATGTTGTTTCAACTGTTTCTTTAGGCTTACCGAATATATGTTCCGCTACAAAGATTTGTCCTCGTTGGCTATCCAATAAATCTACTACAAATGCGATTTTATTATCATCATCTAAATCTTGCTTGTAAAGCACTTTAAGTGCTTGAACGAACAATGTATTAACCTTTGCTTCTTCTACCTTTGTTTTGCGCCCTGCTGTAGTGTGGCCGCCATTATTCTTTCGCTTATCTTCCATATTTAAAAAAGCAATTATTATTAATTCTCATTTGTAGTCAGGACAGGATTCGAACCTGTATTTATACCACTATACAACTCTCTTTATGGTTGAGCCCGCAGAACTCTCGTTGTATATGCGTTACCATTCCGCCACCTGACTATTTAATTCTCACTATAAACCATCTCGTAAAATATCTTACTACTTACCTGATTCAATTCAATTTGTTTTACGTCGCTATAATAAACCATGTAAGCCACATCAGAAACCTTTAATGTAGCTTTAAGTTTTGCCCATTCTTTCATGTGCAATTTATCGTTTATTACTGCGATGTAATATCTCATTCAGCATCTTCATAAGTTAACATAACTGTCTTCAATTGGTCAACCATGTCTTTCAAACAACTTGAGCAGTTAGAAGGCTCATTTCGTTGTTGAAATATACGGTTATAAATTGCTAATATTTGCGATTGGTCGGATGGTATTACCTGATTCGTTTTCGTTTCAATCCATGCCTTTAACCATTCGTACTCAGTCTCGGTTAAACACAATGGTTTCTTATATGGAAACAATGCGTTTAGTTTTTCCTTTCTTGCATCGCATCCACAATCTTCACCTAATAAGAATTTAGCCACCTTATCTATTCCGGTAGCTTTTAAAACAGATTCTACTGTGTCACCTAATCCTTTTGCTTGTATTTTTTTCGGTCTTGCCATATCTATATAATTAAATTTTTGTGTTTTTGTTTATGTTATTTTAATATTACCGTACCTTCTAAAACTCCAAAATTTGAACGCTCACGAAAGTATGTAAAATCTGATATTGTATCTCGTGTACATATCCACATTTCAGACTTTTTCCAAGTCACTCCAATAACAATTTCATTTTTTTTCAGCTTAATTATTTCAGTTCCACCAAAATATTTTGTTCTGTCGTTATCAGTACATGAAAACAACGATGTGATTGTTATTAGTGTTAATATTATCTTATTCATATATTTAATTTTAAAGCAGTTCAAAATCTTCATTTAAATAGTCTTGCCAGTCTTCGCCTACACTATCTTTAATTTTTTTCTTGCAACTTTTAAGCGTGTTGAATATACTTGAAAGGCTTATATTTGATTTGGCAGCAATTTTACGCATGGATGTTTTTTCGTTGCGATAGATTTCAAATAGCATTTTATCGTACCATTCCCAACTATTAATCTCGTCTAATATTTTAACTTCAATGGCATTTTTCGCAACCAACATTTCAGTATTATTTTGCATTTCCAGCATGTAAAGATTTTCTAAGGAAACGTACTTGATTCGCTTGGTTTTATTTACGTGTTGTAAGAAGGTATTTTTTAAAGATAACCACATATAACCTTTATTGATTTTGCCGTCAGTAAATAGCTTATCCTCGCTGCTCCATTTCAATAGGTTTATATATGTCTCCTGAACAATATCTTCAGCAAAAAAGTATTCGCCAAAAGAGTGAACAAATTTAGTCCACTCCTTATGATTATTTACGATTGGTATTATCCAACTCATGTTTCATTAGTCTAATTTTAACAAATATATGACTAATAAATAGATATAGTTTAGCATTGTTTATAAGTTAATCGGTTAAACCTTGATTTAATTGTGATTGAGCGTAACTTAACTCGGCTTTGAGTATTGCAATTTGCTCAATTAACCTTTGATTTTCTGTTTGTAATTCGTCAATATGCGAATCCAAATATTTTTCTAAAGATTCGTATTCTTTGAATCTATTTTCAAGTGTTTTAAATATATTTCTGTACATCTTATTTCTTTTTAAATTTTATAAACCAATAATTAAATAAAACAACAAGCCCCACTATATATATTAACCAATAAATAATTAAACATGCTGATTCTATTCTATCCCACATATCAATAATTCATTTGGTCTAAACGCTCATACACTGCAAACGCTATCTTTTCTCTGTGATGCCACATTAACTCTGTGATATCGTCGTTATGTAGCGTTGTAATTGATTCGATGCGTAACGTTTCAAGCTGTTGCTCATCCAAATCGTATGGAGTTTCAAAATAATAACCGATTTCCAAATCAACTCCTTCTAATTCAATTCTAATTGTTTGACTGCTCATACTTTTTATTGTTAATTGTTAATAATTTCTACAAATATATACTATTTTTTGAATTGGAACTATATTTTTTTAAAAAGATTCACGTAGATCAAACTCAAAGCAAATTGATTCGTCGTGAATTGCCTTAAATATATCCTCGCATTCAACTTCTTTTAGCACAACATTCATTGCATCATCATCATGTTCGTTTATTACGATGTCTTTTTCAACCGAATCTACAACGATTGTTTTATGTATTAAAATTCTAGGCCTCGGACTTATCAAAGTTGGCGGTTTTTTAAGCTCGTGTAAGCCGATAGTAAAGATTGAATCGCCTTTTATTAGCCTTACATCCAATCCACCCTCTCTCATTGTAGAATAGTCATAAGGATTCACGCATGAAACTAAACCACCTCTTGAATACCTGAATGGTTTATATCCGATAGCTAATAAATATTCTATTAATTTCATTTTTTGTCTTGTTTATTAGTTAAAAAACTGGACAAAACTACGGCTATCACTCACAACAGCCGTAGATTTGTTTACAGTAACCTACTTAGTGAAAACATCTTCTGTTTTCTGTGTTGAAATAGAGTAAATAGCAGCTGCCCAAATAATAGCAGCGCTAAAACAAATTACTCCAAATAACCACTCAGGCGCATTCCAATAGTCCATCGCTAAAAATATAGTTAGCGTTGGTGTTATCGGTAGTTTTGTCGGTAAATTCTTATGGTGTATCTTTCTCATAGTTCTAATTTAAAATGGTAAATCGTCACCAACTTCATCTGCAATTGTCATCTTTTGACTTGTAGACTTCATTTCAGGTTTAGCCATTGCATCAATTTTCCATACAACAATCGTGTTAAACCATTTCACCTCACCTTGTGGATTTGTCCAAGACCTACCACGCAAGTTAAAATGCGCTTCTATTTCTTGACCTACTTCGATTGAATCAATAAGACTGCATTTATCCTGCTGTAATTCAACTTCAATTTCTTGTGGATAATCTCCAGCTTCTAAAATTACGAATGTTCTTTTACTGAACTTTTCTGTTACCTTAATCGTGTCTTTTTTAACGATTACTTTTCCTTTAATTGTACTCATTTTTACTTTATTTAAATTGTTTTTTCGTTATACTGTTTACACCAATCCTTAAACTTTACTATTTTCATTCCACGTCTGTCGCATAGGATTGAAAACTCAGCGTATTGTTGTGCCAAATTGACTTCTATTTCTTTGGCTTGTTCAAATAGCTTGTAATTTTCACCTTTTAAAGTTACTTCATTTTCTGTTACAAGAATATCTAATAACCACTCTACTGCTGTTTTCATATATACATCTCATTTAATTTCAACAATGCCATATTAAGCTCATGATTCAATTTCCCCGCCTCCTCACGTGCAATCTCAACCCATTCAGCAACTGTTTTAATATTTGGTTTAGCTTTCGTACCTAAATTAATTTCAGAATCCTTTGTCAATGCTTTATACCACAATGATTTTACTTTGCTTTCAGGTCTGTAAGATACAAAATACATCGTTTCTAACTTTGGATTAACCGTGAAATAATGCAAAACTTGGTGAATATTGTCACTTGGTATTTCATTTGCTAATAAAGTTTCTGTATGTTTCTTTGCTCTTGGACATTTAATCTCAAGCATTATCGTATCATCTTCAGATATGCCATCCGGTGATAATCCAAGAATAGGAATAGAAGCGTTCTGAATAAATCCAATTTCTTTAAATGATATGAACAACTCATCTGATATTGCCTCTCTTGCATACGGCTCTAATTCAGTTCCTCTAACCATATCTGCTGAACTATATGAATCTTCTAATTCCCAATCTTCAATGTGTTGGGAAATCAAATCAATTAGTAGCGTATCAGATTTAATAAACAATCCTTTCGATGCAGTGCCAGTAATCTTGCCGTGACGCAATTCTAACCAATCTGCTGTACCTTGTATTATATCGTGTTTAATCATAATGCTATTATTTCTCTTGTTACTTTTTCATAATATTTAATTTTGTCAGGAAACATAGT